CCAAATGTTTGGAGTAAGGTGCAGAACTGTTTAAACGTGCCGGGGTTGGTAATTAAACGACCGCCTATGTACGTAATAAAAGCCACTCGGTGGCTTGGGCGATTCATAAAACTTACTGTTGCCGCACCTTTTAATTCACCAGCATCGTTTACTGCTACAACTAATAACCATTGACCTGTTGTAACCATCGTACGCGCTTGGTCTAACGTGTAATCTTTCTCGCCTACTTGCTGCTCGATTGCGTCATTTAAGTATCCGGATATTTGAGGCCAGACTTGATTGACGAATTCAATTGCAACGTGCTGTATTTTCATGCCGGTAGATTTCTATACGCCTTGGAGTCAACAGCAACCTTGCCTTTACCGACAGATTTACGACGATTACTTTGAACGCGATCCATCATGGCATACAAGCGTTTTGCACCGGCATCAGTACTTCCGTTACCAAGCTCAGAAACAATACGAGCAGGAACAACGAACTCACCATCAGCAAGGCGAGCAGGCTGACGCCGACCAATTTGAGCAGGTATGTCATCGCTAACTCCATCACCGGGGCCTTTCAACAACCGACCGCCGTCAGAATAATCACCGAGATGACCGCCACCAGCATAGCCTTGATACCGACCTTGCATTGGGTAGTGAGGAGCCATGTTAACTGTTTGGTGTGCGCCGACCATGCTGCTCTTGTCTAATACACCGCCATCATCAGGGCTTGGATAGCTAGCGCCAATATCACCGCCCATTGCATAAGACTGCATTAATCCGCCGTTAGCTGCGCCGCCTGTGTCGTTATAGCGACTTTGCTCAGACTTCAGCGAATCAAGCTCTTCACGCATCTTTTCAAAATCAGATTTCTTGCTGCCGGGCGCTTCAAATGTGCCTACGTAACGTCCTGTTACTGGATCAAAGCGCAAGCCACCTATCCCAGCATCAGCCGGTTTAGTTAAAGCAGACGTAGGTAAAGGAACATACGCGCCATATCCAGCAGATCCCGGCACTTGCATGGCTGCAGGACGAGGATTAATGTTGTACTGTTGATTAGCACGTTCCATTAGCTGTTGGTTGTACGCTTGAACAGCCGGGTTTACAGGGCGAACAACAGAGTAGTCTTGTGGCTTGCCGCCGTCAGCTAACGCAATGATTCCACCACCAGCTTTGTTGTAATCTTCAACAGGCGTAACATCGCCAGCAGTGTATTTGTCTATAAAGTAAGGCTGTCCGGGTTGACCGTACAACGGATTAACTTCACGGTTAAATGTGTAGTCGCGGATGTTGCCTTGGTCTGCTTTGTCAGGTTCTTCACCCGGTGCCATCATGCCACCAAGTACGCCACCTGCAAGTGCGTATTTATTTTGGGATAAGAAGTTACCGATACCGCCGCTAAACATACCACCAGAACCAGCACCACCAGTAGCACCGCCAGCAACACTACTTGTCAAAGGGAAAGCGCTACTAGAAAGAGGAAAGGCGCTACTTGCAACATTGCTGGTTAAAGGAAAAGCGCTGCTACTAAGAGGAAAAGCACCACCTGCCGCACCGGGCGCACCTGCTAAGATGGAACTTTGCGCCGCAGGTAAAACTCCTGCCCCAGCACTCCCGCCTGCAATTCCGGTAGCGCCAAATCCCGAAGCAGCGGCACCTTCTACTGCTCCAGCAACAGGGGCAGCTCCAGCAGCGGCAGCGGGCATAAATGCTCCACCTAACGCTCCACCAATGCCACCCATCAGAGCGCCTTGCAGAACATCTTTCTTTTGAAGAGCAGCAATTCCGCCACCAAGGGCAGCGCCCATCATTAAACCAGCTACGATAGGGATCATAGTTTCACCTGAATAGGATATTAGTTAATATTATCATGCAGGTAGCCTAGATACAAAGACTATACTGCCAATTGCGGAAGGATTTGATGGTCTAGCATAAGGCACTGTCTGGGCATTTTCATGCTCAAGGTAAACACCATCGACCGGACCAACAGGGTTGTACGCTAAATCGGTTGCCCACCATAGCCCTATAGAGTCCCCAGCTTCAATCTCAAACGTAACGCTTGAATAACCAACTAGGTGGGCAGGAACGACCGCGCTTTTACGGGCTGCTATGGTGAACTTACTGCTAGATCCGGGTAAGTCAACGTTGTTTACACGCAGCCAAAGGTACGCATTATGAATAGCATTAGCTGTGTTTGAAAACTGGATACTAAAGTCAATCTTGTACACACCGCTATAGGCAGCGGTTGCTGTGCTATCTACGTTCAAAGTAAAGCCATCGTTAGAATCCAACGTATTCCATGATACTTTAGTCGGTGTGTTAGTAGCCGTAGCGTACTGGTCTACCGTGCTTTGAGCAGCTATATGCGGATTTTGCAGGTACTGCCCACCACTGCCACCAGTTAAAGTTGAAGTAACGTTGTCTATCTGGTTAAAGTACAGACGCAGAACGTTCGTAAACTGTTCGTGAAAACGAGCTTCATAGTCCGACGGAGCAATCGGAAGGTTCGGTGCCTTGGTTGGACGAAGAAGTAGCTCGTTAGCCATCAGCGCCTGCCGTCATTACGGATGTCAATTCGTGGTGTACCTAGCTGCCATGACACGCCCAAAGTAACTGACTCAATCCTGAACGCCATTTGGCGACCACGCAAGCGGGTGTAAACCTGACCGTCAAACTCTTGGATGTTGTATGCCCTAGAAACCCCGTAGTTATCAGCACTTTGAACTGTTGGGTTTGCGGCAGTTCCATAAGGCGCACCAGAGTTCTGACGAGGTTTAATTGTCATTGTGACAAACGGTTGGTTAACGTTCGAGCCGTTAAAGTTAATGTCAGGCAAGATACGCCACACAAACCCAAAATTATGCCCGTCACCAATGTCAAAGTCAGACGACTGAATGTAGGCACTAATTGGTATTGGGGTTAACCCTGCTACATCATCGACGTTGGACTCATGATACAAGACACGCTCGTTGTAATCCGCAGCCATAGGGAACTGACGAATACCGGAATCAAGCCAAGCCGTGCGGCTCATTGTGCCGTAATACCAAACCTTGTCGAGGTAGTTATAAATAACATACTTATCCACAACGTTCGAGTTGGTTGAGCAGTAGAACCACCAGACCTCGTTGTAACCCTCGTTGCCGCCAGCAAAGATTTGGTACGACTGATCCTTGTTTAAATCGTTAAATATATACTGGCGCAGCGAACAAGGCAGCGTTTCAACACGACCGGAGTATTGGTAGAACTTACCGTCGCCCATCCAGTAGGTGATGTTGTTAATCGTAATGGCTGAGTTCGGCGAGATAATGGAAATGTTATCCATCAAGATGTCAAACTTGTATACGTACGGCGGCCCAAGATACTGCATGGTGTACAGCGCCGAGTCTGTCCAGATCAAGATTTCCTGACGGGTATTGATGCTTGTTACGATGGTTGAGCCGTTTGATAAGCGGAACTCACCTGACTGGTTTGTAACGTCTGGCACCCACTGATACGGGTTTTCTTGATCCGACCACCGTACAAGCATAGGATCAAAAGGTGTGTCAGGGTCTGTTGGGTCGTATGGGTTAGCACCAAAACAAATTACAAACCGCTGAATGGATGAGGCAGATACCTCCAGCGTCTGGTTCGGTACAAACTGACCACTAAACCCAGCAGCGGTAGAAAGCACGGACAGCAACTCAGCACGAGCGCTTACGCCTGTATTGTCTAGCCAGTAGTAAATTGCGCCGTTACGTGGAGCAATGACCAAGTTCTGTCCGAAGTTATCGTTAGACCACAGGCGAAGCTGTTGACCCACACCGGTAGTTAAAGAGGCTTGCCCCCATCCACGGGTTCCAGTCTGGTAGTAAGCGGTTACTGCGCCACCACCTGATGTAGTCGAAGATGCTGTGATTGCTGTGCCGTAACCGTCATTGCCCATCGCAATTGAATACGAGTTGGCATTGATATAGGTAATAGCAAAGGAACGGTCTAGAAGCGGAGCTGACAGCCCGCCAACAGCAGTAGCGCCAGCATAGCGAATATATTGACCATTGGTTAGCCCATGAGACGTGTGAGTCACTGTAACCGTACCGCTGCCAGAAGTTGTAGCAAACGGGTTAGTCAGGGTAAATACAGCAGGGACAGGCCAAACACCAGCACCCCACCCAGTACCGATCACGTAGACGTCTAGACCTGTATTGATTTGATATTCAGCAATAATGACCGATCCACCGCCAGACGCTTGGCTAGTCGAGAACACACCGTCCACATTAAATGTGTACTTGCTGGAGTTAATAACCCGGTAAACCTGTTGTTCAGTGTTTAAATCGGCTGTCGAAAACCCAGCAAAAGCCGTGGCTCCGCTAAAGGTTACAAAGTCATCTTGCACTACGCCATTCGATGTATCTGTGACCGTAATGGTTGCGCATCCTACGTTTGCGCCCGTTGTGTGGGAGGCAGCAGTTGTGCCGTTATAACCACGCTCAACGCCTGTTAGTGTGTTACTGGACACCCCGTTATAGATCATCTGCTCCGAGTCAATCTTAATGATGCCACCGGAGTTTGGAAAGGACGAAGCGTTTGCTAAGGTAATGGTGGTAGCTGTTGCATTAATGCCACCGTCCAAAGTGCTAAATGCACTGGCAAACGGGTTAGCCGCCATTGGGTTGACGGTCTTACGAATAGGGGTAACGTCGTAGTAAAAGCCACCCTTCTCGATGTAGTACTTAAGGTTCGTACCAACACCTAGATAGTTTGTACCGTCCAGATCAATCCAGTTCCAGAGCGAACGCGCCACGCCGTCATAGGTAAACGAAGACAAACGGATCCAACCACCAATCTTTTCGGGAAAACCCGAGCGGAAACGGATCTTGTCACAGTCATACCAGCCTCCCTCATTCGCGTAATCAGTTCCTTCGCGGTTAACACCGGGGCGGAAGGTAAGTTTCTGTAACGGCATAATAGTTATCCAAGCATGGAAGTTGCTTTGATTTTAACTGCAGCGACGCGGTTGAGCCAGCCTTTACCGAACGTCTCGAATGTATTTAGGCTGCGATAGAAGTCTTCCTTGGCTTGGCTAAACTTCTCGACAAGCTCGGCTTCGGGGATGGCGTTCACAGCAGCTAGGGTCATCGGTCCTATCCCACCATCAGGAGTAACTCCAACGGCAGTCTGTAGAATCTTTGCAGAGCGTCCACAACCAGCGTTCACGGCAAAGTCAAACACCAAGTAGTCGATGCCGCTAGGCAGCTCGTCACACTTACAAGCATCCCAAAACTTGCGCTTGTAGAGCGGCTCCACCATCTCAGGGGTCAGTGAACGCATCTCTTTTTCATTGGATTCACGCCCAACCCACTCTTCCCAGACACGTTTGGTCACGCCAAGATTGGTCATGCCACCGGGGTCGGACGGATGGTTAACATAGCCCCCCTCTGAAGCAAGCATCATCTTAAAAGCGTTGTCCCAATTACTTTGCATTTTTAATCTCCGTTTCAGTAATTTTTTCTTTAGCTTTCATGTCAATAATCTTTTCCAACGTCCTGCCACCGAAGTAAAAGGACATAATCAACATACCCCACTGACCGAGCAGCTCGACGTAAGCCTTGTTGGTTTCCATATCAAACGCGCTCATCATGGCGAACGTAAAGTAGCCAGCAAGAATAGCAATCAGCGTCATCGGGCGAATGTTCTTGCTCAACCATGAGTCGGACTTCATGTCGTTTTCTTGGCGCTTGGTCAGCTCGCCTTGCTCTTGCATGTCGGCTTGCATCTTGGCAAGTTCGCCATTTTGCTGCATCTGCATAAGCTCTAGCTGAGCCTTTGCTTTCTGCTCTGGGTCAGGAAAGAACTTGTCTAGCACCTTCATCCCGATGCCAAGGATATCCATAATCGGTAGCATATTAGAACCTCACGTTTGAAAACCATGCTTTAGTTGCTGTCCACTTGGCGCTACACCAAGCCTTAAATGCTTCCCATTTTGCTTTCATTTGTCCATCTCCGATGCGGCTAATATGATTCGAGTCTTAACGGATGTTAAGTCCCGTGGTTCTGCTTTGAACCCTACAGCAACATATCCTGCAAATTTACCGATTTCATTGGGTATTGACCCACGACACATATACGTTACGCCTTGAGATTTTGCCCACTCACCCACAGGACTTGATGACTCAAACGGCTTACAGGCTATTTCGTTATTTAGCATAGATACAACGTCAGCATTTCGTGCTGGGGACTCGTTAAACAACGATACTGTGATGCCTTCTAGCTTGTGGTTACGCTCGTTATTAGCAATAGCTAAGACAGTCGTGCGTGAGTTTGTGGCGAGGTTTACTTTGTTGATAACCAAACCCACTGCTTGTGTGTCTTTTACAAGCTTGTTTGCAATAGGCACAAGCTCATCATGCGTCTTTAGCTGTGGCATCGAGTTACTTGACTTAATTGCAGCCAAGATGACCTGACGGCTATCCCAAGCGAAGTATCCGGTGAAAGCAATCGTAGACAGCAAGATGACGGAAACAAGTTTAAACGGGTTGTCCACCCACTTAATGAGGTCAAGAATCTTATCTGTTGTGTCGCGTGGTGCTGCTTTCACTACTGGCTTTGCTGCAGTCTTTCGCGCTACTGCTCGCTTAACAGCAGTCTTAGCAACTGGTTTCTTCGCTGTAACCATTATTGGGTAAACGTAATAGCAAACAAAGGAATAGATGTTGCATGGATCTCTACGCTTTGCTTTGGCTCAGACAAGTCATGCCCGCAGTCATTGCATTTAAGGGCAACAAGCTCAGCCTCATCTACATCACGTCCGCAGTTAGGACAAAGGATCTCAACCTTATGTGCAACCTCAACAACTGTGTCATTTAGGTCTTGCGCTTGTTTAGTAATAATCATGATGTGTATGTTCCTGACGAAGTAAATGTATGGATCGTATAGCCGTCTGCAGTCGTGACCGTGCCGCCTGTACCGCGCTGTGGTCCGGGGTAACGAATGATAATAATGCCTGAGCCGCCTGCTGCGCCACGACCAGCCCAACCAGCGCCACCGCCACCACCGCCAGTATTAGCAGTTCCAGTGCCGCCCCCACCGCTTCCTGTTGTTCCACCAAAACCACCACCACCTATGCCGCCATTGCCGCCCGTATTTCCGTAACCACCGCCGCCCCCTGCGTAGAAGGTTGTGGTGCCGTTAATTGCGGAAGACAAACCAGCGCCGCCATTTCCGCCGTGATAGCTATAACCACCTTGACCAGCAGCACCTGCACCGCCACCGCCGCCTTCTCCACCATA